AAACTTCCTTCTTAACTCAACAACTTTCCCAATAATAACTACTGGTTTAGTAATAACCTCTTCATTTGAAAAGTACATAGGTGAGTATTCTGAATTATTAGATATTAACATTATTCCATTATCTAGCTTTTCAAATTTCTTACATGTGGCATCATCTCCATTTACTAGAGCGATTATTATATCTCCATTGTTAGCTGTTGTTTGTTGTTTTACGATAACAGTATCTCCATCATTTATATCTGGTTTCATACTGTCACCTTTAATTCTAAGTCCAAAAAACTCACCTTGGTTTTTCCATGTTTGAGGTATTTCCTCATAGTCCAATATATCCTCAACAGCTGAAATAGGTATTCCTGCTGCTACTGTTCCTAGTACTGGAATTTTAATTCCTTGGGGTTTTTGTTCTTCTTCCCAACCCATTAGGTATTCAATAGATGTGTTTAAATATTTTGCAATTTTTTCTAATCTATCAGTAGGTAATTTTTTAGTATTTCCATCTTCATATCTTTTTATAGTTGTTTCGTGTACTTGTAAAAAATCAGCAACTTCTTTTCTAGATATTTTTCTCCTTTTTCTAGCTTCAAAAATTCTTTGTCCAACATTGTTGTTACTCATTATTTCCACCACCTTTGTAATTTTTATTTTAACATTTTAATTGTAAAAACGCAAGTTATTTTAAAAAAATAATAAAAAACTTGCAAAAAAGTATTGACAAAAAATAAAATCTAGTATAAAATTAAAATTGCAAAAACGCAAGAAAGGAGGTAGCATTTTGGACTACGATTTATTAAAAGTTAAAATGAAAAAAAATAAGGTTACTTATGAGACTATGGCTAAATTATTAGGTTTGACACTAAATGGTTTTGCAAATAAAATCAACCGTACTAATTCCAGCGGGTTTTATGTTGATGAAGCAAATTTAATCAGACAAAAATTGAACTTAAGTCAAGAGGAAGCATTCACTATTTTTTTTAACAATTAACTTGCAATTTTGCAAGATTAAATGAATAATACCTCTTATTTCTAAGAGAGGTGAAAGGAGGAGTGAGGATGAAATTTACAATTATTAATAACGAATTCTATTTGAATGATGTTAAATTAGATAAATTAATCAGTTATAGCATTGAGGCTGATACTGATAGAACAAAACTCACTATTGAATTAATCTTAGATGATGTTGAAATAGATTCAATAATGAGTAAAAAGTTATCTGATACCTAACTTATCAGAAATGATTTGAGAAATGATTTGAGATGAAATTTGAAGAATTCCATTCAATGTTTTGATACCTAGTTCTTTACAAATATCTTTGGTTTTAAACCATACTTTATCAGTTCTAATAGAATGTAAGAATTCATGACCATGAAAACTTAAATCTAGAACACTGATATTACCGTCCATGAATGATTGGTATTTGTATAAAAATCCAGCTGAATCACATTGTCTTAAATGGTACTTAAGTTCTTCAGTTGTATATTGCTGTAAATTTTCAAGATTGTTATATAGTGTGAAACTTTTATCGAAAGTAGTAACCTTTTCAATCTCAAGCAACACATCTCGAATACAGTCATAATTTAATTCCATATATATTTTACCTCCTTTCTGAGATATTAAGTATTTCATAAAAAGGTTTAGTAGTAGAATTTAATTTCCAGGAAATACTCAAATAAATTATATCAATATAGCGAAAGAAGGTCAAACATTTATGAAAGAGTTTTACAACATATTAAAAGAACGTTTAGAAGAAAAGAACATGTCTGTATATAAGTTGTCAAAAGAGACAGGAATATTTCAGCAAACATTATATGCGTTAGTCAATGGTAACACATCAAGTCCTAGACTAGATCACGCTGTTAAGATAGCTAAGGTATTAGAAATGGACTTAAACAAATTGAAAGAAGGTGTTTAAATGCAAGAACCTTACAATGCTTACCTGGATAAAGTAGAAAACCCAGATCATTGGATAAGTAGAAATGAGTTAAAGAAATTCTTACAGATGGATAAGTCAAAAGACAAGTTCAACAAATTCATTAAAGAAATTGAAAGCTTAGATAATTCATTCTTATATATCCAGGGAACACTAACAACTAATAAGACTTACAACAAGGTAAGAATTTACAACTATATAAACCAAGTCAACAGAGAAAGGGAACGTAACAATGCTAAAAACTAAAATAAAAAGAAAAATCAAAAAAGATAAACTAAATGTAATTTATTGGACGGTGCTGGTCGTAAGTGCTTGTTTCTTAACACTAACTAACATTGATTGGCAATTAATTGGTGGAGTTGCAACGGGAATAATAGCAATAGTTCAATTCTTGTTCGATAAAGATTTCAGTAAAAAATATTTTGAATAAGGAGAAAAAAGAATGCAAAAACAACACTATGAATTTTACACCCCAATAATTGAATGGGCTGAAGAAAAAGGAATATTAGAAACTGGTAGACTTACCAAGCAATTACTTAAGTCTAGTGAAGAATGCCTGGAATTGCAAACAGCGATAGAAAGCTATGAGAATGGCAATAAAGAAGCCATTGAAGAAATTAAGGATGCAATTGGTGACATATATGTAACATTGGCCATCTCGACAAGAATGAGAACCAAGAACCCATATATAATCTTTAAATTGATTAAGCTTACTGATCACAAATTACCAATGGCCGTTGATTATAAATATTACATCGTGGAGTTGAAAAGGTTAGACCTTAGCTTATACGATACATTTATTTCAGAGTCAATAACAAACTTAGACCTAAAAATTGCTAAGTACGTGGAATTTCTGGACTTTATCGCTAAAGATTACAACTTAACACTTTGCGAATGTATAGGAGCGGCTTATAACGTGATTTCAAAACGAACTGGAAAAATGATTGATGGTAGTTTTGTAAAAGAAAAGTAGGTGTTAGTATGACTGACAAAGAGATGAAAAAATACAGAATAAAACTAAGGGAATTGCTTGCTGAAAGGAATGTAAGTATAACCCAGGTTCACAAAGATACTGGTATAAGTAGGACTACATTGCATGGGTTAACGAAAGAAGCAAGTAAAAGTGTTCAAGTTAGCACTTTAACAACTCTATGTAACTACTTTGATATAACACCTGGTGAATTGTTCGCTGAAATACAACCTATTAAGCCAGTATATCCACAAAGAAAAAAAGCAGCTATTAAAAAATAACCGCTTAACAAATTTACTTACTTATATTTTAACACGAAAAGGAGAAATAAACAACATGACAAATAAGAAAGATAATATAAACCCAACACATTACAAAGCTGGGAACGGTGAACTGATAGATGTGATCCAAAATACTGTAAAAGACTTTGGGAGTGTGTGCCAAGCTAACATGATTAAATATGCTTTTAGGGCTGATAAAAAGCACAAGGATCCAAAAACAGATATTGAAAAAATCATTAGATATGGTGAGTTTTGGTTAAATGATCTTGAAGGAAAAAAAGCAAGTGAACCAAGACTTGTTAAAGAAGAAACTAACCATCAAGAAGACTTCAGCCCGTTTGACAAGCTAAAAGAAATGCTATCACCACAAGAACAAGATTTGATTAAAGATAAAGAGATAGTAATGGTTAGAATTGGCCATGATAATATTTATTTGAATAAAGAAGATGCACAAGATTTCATTCAACTCTTAGGGGGTGCGATTTATGGTGAAGATTAATAAATTAGAAATAGAGAATGTTAAGAGGGTTAAGGCGGTTCAAATAGAGCCAACAGCTAATGGGCTTACTGTTGTTGGTGGTAAGAATGGCCAAGGTAAAACAAGTGTTCTAGACTCAATTGCCTGGGCGCTGGGTGGAAATTCTTACAAACCATCTAACCCACATCGTGAAGGCAGTGTTGTGGCACCAATGATAAGAATACAGCTTGATAATGGCCTTATAGTCGAACGTAAGGGAGATAATGGAACCCTTAAGGTAATTGATCCAAGTGGTAAAAAGGCAGGCCAAAACTTGTTGAATAGTTTCGTTGAACAGTTTGCCATCAACTTACCTAAGTTTATGGAGATGAACTCTAAAGATAAGACTAAGGCGTTACTTAATACAGTAGATGGGCTTGGTGAAAAGATTTACCAACTAGAGCAAGAAGAACTAGAAATTTATAATAAACGCCGAACAGTTGGTCAAATTAGAGATCAGAAGAAACATTATGCTGAAGAACAACCTTTTTACAAAGAAGTTGGAAACGAGATAGTAAGTGCTTCTGAATTGATTAAGGAACAACAAGAGATATTAGCTAGAAACGGTGAAAATCAACGTAAAAGGGATAACCTGGAGAATTTAACTGCTAAACAAACACTAGCGATTAATAAGAAGGCTGAATTAGAAAGACAATTACTAGAGATTAATAACGAGTTAGAAACTCTTAAAGATGATATAGAAATTGCTAATAAAGATGTTGTTGATTTAATCGATGAAAGCACTGAAGAACTTGAACAAAGCATCGAGAACATCGAAGAAATTAATAGGAAAGTTCGAGCAAACCAAGATCGTGAGAAAGCTGAAATGGATGCTGAACACTATGCGCTGGAATACAAAGACTTATCAGATGAAATAGATGCATTAAGAGAACAGAAACTAGACTTATTAAATGGCGCTAATTTACCACTAGAAGGCCTAAGCGTTGATAATGGTGTAATTACATACAAGGGCCAACCTTGGGATAATATGAGTGGTTCTGAACAGCTTATAGTAGCAACCGCGATAGTAAGAAAGATAAACCCTCAATGTGAGTTTGTCCTGGTCGATAAGTTAGAGCAAATGGACTTAGAAACGTTGCTAGACTTTGCTAACTGGTTGAAAGATAACAAGTTACAAGCAATAGCAACACGAGTAAGCACTGGTGAAGAATGCCAGATTATTATTGAAGATGGTTATGTTAAAGAGCGAAAAGTTGAAGAACCAACACAAGTGCAACCATCTTGGATGGCAAACAAAGGGGGTGAATTTTAATGAGAATTACAAAAGGCAAACGAGCAAGAGCGCAAAAAGTCGTTATTTATGGAACTGAAGGAATTGGGAAAAGTTCACTAGCAGCACAATTTCCAGAACCTCTGTTCATAGATACAGAAGGATCAACAGATAATATGGATGTTGCCAGACTGGATAAGCCAACAAGTTGGGTGATGCTTAATAATCAGATTGCATTTATTAAGGCAAACCCTACTGTATGTAAAACATTAGTTATAGATACTATTGACTGGGCTGAGTCGCTTTGTGTTGATAACTTATGCGCTATGCATGGTAAAAAAGGAATTGAAGACTTTGGTTATGGTAATGGTTACGTTTATGTGAAAGAAGAAATGGGCCGTTTCCTAAACAGATTACAAGATTTAATTGAAATAGGTATCAACGTGGTACTTACAGCACATGCACAAATTAGAAAGTTTGAATTACCAGATGAAATGGGATCTTATGATAAATATGAACTGAAACTTGGTAAAAAGACAAGTTCACAAACAGCGCCACTTGTGAAAGAATGGGCTGATATGGTTCTGTTCTGTAATTACAAAACATTTCTAATAGCGCAAGAAGGTTCAACGAAGAAAAAGGCACAAGGTTCACAACGTGTAATGTACACAGAACATGCAGCGGCTTGGGATGCTAAAAACCGCCACGGTTTACCAGGAGAATTACCTCTTGATTTTAGTGGAATTGCACATATTTTCGAGCAACCAGAACCTAAAAAAGAGGAACCAGTAAAAACTGGTAGTGAAATTATAGAAGATAATTTCAAAGACATTATTACAGAAGTTGCTAACACGCCAGTAGAAGACTTAGTGGATCCGTTCAAGTCAGATAAACCAGATTATATCCCGCAACCTTTATGGGACTTAATGCAACAAGATGGAATAACTGAAGATGATATTAAGCTTGTTAGTGAAAGTAAAGGTTATTTCCCTAAAGGAACGCCAATGAGTGTTTATAACGAACAAGGTTACTTAACTGGTTACATTATCCCTAAATGGGAAGGCTTAAAACAATTATTAAAAGAATTAAAACAACAATAAAAAAAACAATATAAATTTTAAGGAGATTTTAAACAATGATGAATAACAATACAAATTTTAACAACAATTTTGAAAGAGAATTAGACTGGGATGCTGAAATAGTAAAAGATAGTGAGTTCGTATTATTACCACAAGGACTTTACCAATTTACTGTTGAAGGTTATGAAAGAGCGCAACACGTACCAACTAACCCTAATGCTAAATTACCAAGTTGTCCTAAAGCGATTGTATCAATCAACATAAAAGCTAATGAAGGTGAAACAACGCTTAAGCATAATCTTTTCTTACATAGTTCGGTTGAAGGTTTACTTTCAGCATTTTTCGGAGCGATTGGGTTTAAGAAAAAAGGTGAACCATTAAAAATGGCGTGGAACCAATTACCAGGCGCAACTGGAGTATGTAAAGTAGGAATTAGAGAACACAACGGAAACCAATACAATGAAGTGAAAAGCATGATATATAAAGATGATGTTGATATTACAAAAGTACTTAATGTACAAAACCCGTTTGCACAACCTAATTTCAATCAACCGCAACAACAACCACAACAACCAGCTTGGAATAACCAAGGGAATAACACTCAAGGCGGGTTCTAATAATGAAACTTAGACCTTATCAAGAAGAAGCAAGGGTTAAGGTTCAAAAGGAATGGGAAGGGGGCGTTAATAAAACGCTCCTGGTACTCCCTACTGGTTGTGGTAAGACTATTGTATTTTCCAAAATAATAGAAGATAGAGTTAAAAAAGGTGATAGGGTGCTTATATTGGCACATAGAAGCGAATTGTTAGAACAAGCAAGTGACAAACTTAAAAAGAGTACTGGACTTAATACAGCCCTTGAAAAAGCTGATAGCACTTCTAAAGATACTTGGTTTAGGGTTGTGGTTGGTAGTGTTCAAACGTTACAACGTGAAAAAAGACTTAACCAATTTGATAAAGATCACTTTGATACTATTGTAATTGATGAAGCGCATCATTGTATATCTAACAGCTATCAGAATGTACTTAACCATTTTGATAAGGCAAAAGTACTGGGGGTTACTGCTACACCTGATAGGGGTGATATGAAGAACCTGGGAACTTATTTTGAAAGCTTGGCTTATGAATACAAAATAGTAGATGCTATCAAAGAAGGTTATTTAAGTAAAATACAGAGTTTAACAATACCATTGAACCTTGATTTAAGTGGTGTATCAACACAAAACGGAGATTTTAAGGCAAGCGATGTAAGTAATGCGCTTGATCCTTATTTAGAACAAATAGCTGATGAAATGGTAAAACATTGTAAGGATAGAAAAACGGTTGTATTTCTACCATTAGTAGCAACAAGCCAAAAGTTCAGAGATATTCTTAACTCAAAAGGGTTTAAGGCTGCTGAAGTCAACGGAGAAAGTAAGGATAGGGCGCAAGTCTTAGAAGACTTTGACAAAGACAAATACAACGTATTATGTAACTCAATGTTACTAACAGAAGGTTGGGATTGCCCAAGTGTTGATTGTGTAATTGTCCTTAGACCAACTAAGGTGAGAGCTTTATATTCTCAAATGGTTGGCCGTGGTACAAGATTACACCCAGGAAAAGAAAACTTATTATTATTAGATTTCTTATGGCACGTTGAAAAGCACGAGTTGTGCAGGCCTGGCCACTTGATTGCCAAGAATGAAGAAATAGCTAAGAAGATTACTGAATTAAGTGAAAAAGAAGTAGGAAACGCGGTTGACTTAGAAGAAATAGAAGTTAAGGCAGCTGATGAAGTAATACAAGATCGTGAAGCAAGCCTTGCTAAACAATTGGCCGAACAAAGACGTAAAAAAGGCAAGTTGGTGGATCCGTTACAATTTGAAATGAGTATAGCTGATGAAGATCTTGCCAATTATGTGCCAAGTTTCTTAAGTGAACAAGCTCCACCAAGTGAAGCGCAAATAGAAACACTTGAAAAGATGGGAATTAATGCAAGTGCCATTGATAATTCTGGTAAGGCAAGCTTACTTATAGATAGAGTTATTAAAAGACGTGAGATGGGGTTTGCTACACCTAAACAGATTAGGTTGCTAGAAAGTAGAGGTTTCAGAAAAGTTGGTAACTGGAGTTTTGAAGATGCTAACAAGATGATTACTAGAATAGCAGCAAACGGCTGGCGCTTACCTAGAGGAATGGTTGCAAAAGATTATAAGCCAAAAAGTATGATGAATTAGGAGTCAGTCAAGAATGGATAACAAAAAAAATTTAATAGAATTATTAGAATACATTAACCCTGCTATTCTTGATTATCAAGAATGGGTTAACGTGGGAATGGCCATGAAACACGAAGGCTTAACAGCACAAGAGTGGGATCAATGGTCGCAAGCTGATCCAAGGTATAAGCCTGGTGAATGTTTTAGAAAGTGGGAAACTTTCCAGGGGTCTAGCGCTGGCAAGCCCGTTACTGGTGGAACGATATACCAGATGGCTGTTGAGAACGGATATTCACCAATGTATATGGCCTTTGAAAACTCACATGCGCTTAATTGGGATGATGAAATTAATAACGATGGTGATTATAAGTTCATTGACAAAAGCTGGATAGAAGGAAAAGAAATACAAGAGCCTTATAATTGGAACCCAGCACAAGAGTTAATAACGTATTTAGAAACACTGTTTCAGAGTACAGAAAACGTTGGTTTTGTTACCGAAACTTATCCCTTAGAAGATAAAGAAGGTAACACGGTTCACAAACCTAAAAAAGGGGTTTTTGATAGAACAGCTGGCCACTTAATAGAAAAGCTTCACAAGTATAAAGATGATATAGGTTTTGTTATTGGAGATTATAACAAAGAAGCTGGGGCCTGGATAAGGTTCAACCCTCTTGATGGTAAGGGTGTTAAGAATGACAACGTAACAGAATTTAGGTATGCGCTTGTTGAAAGTGATAGAACAAGTATCTCACAACAAAACGCTATTATCCGTGAATTAGAGTTACCAGTAGCGTGTCTTGTGCATAGTGGTGGTAAGTCAGTTCATGCGATAGTTAAGATCGATGCTAGAGATTATCACGAGTACCAGAAAAGGGTTGATTACTTATATAAAGTATGTGCTAAGAACGGCCTTGCGGTTGATACTCAAAATAAAAACCCCTCCCGTTTGAGTCGTATGCCTGGAGTAATTAGAAATGGTCGTAAACAATTCTTAATAGATACTAACATAGGTAAACAAAGCTGGGATGAATGGTTTGAATATATAGAAGATTTAAACGATGACTTACCAGATCCAGAGAATTTAGAAGACTTCTGGGACGATATGCCAGACTTAGCGCCAGAATTAATTAAAGGGGTGCTTAGACAAGGCCATAAAATGCTAATCGCTGGGCCTTCTAAAGCTGGAAAGAGTTTTGCGCTGATAGAGATGGCCATTGCCATTGCTGAAGGTAAGAAGTGGTTGAACTGGGAATGTGCGCAAGGTCGTGTATTGTATGTGAACTTAGAACTAGACAGAGCCAGCTGCTTACATAGGTTTAAGGATGTGTACACAAGCATGGGGCTTAGTGCTAACAACTTACAGAACGTGCATATCTGGAATTTAAGAGGGAAAACAGTGCCAATGGATAAGTTAGCACCTAAGTTGATTAGAAGGGCGCATAAGAAGAATTATACAGCGGTTATAATCGATCCTATATATAAGGTTCTTACTGGTGATGAAAATAGTGCTGATCAGATGGCGCATTTTACTAACCAATTTGATAAGGTTGCCACTGAATTAGGGTGTTCGGTTATTTATTGCCACCATCATTCTAAAGGTTCGCAAGGTGGTAAAAAGTCAATGGATAGGGCCAGTGGTAGTGGAGTGTTTGCAAGGGATCCAGATGCATTAATAGACCTGGTAGAGTTGGATATACCAGAAACGCTGCTTAAGACTCAAATTAATAACGAATTAGTTAAGTTTTATGAGGATAGAATTAAAACACTTAACAATAAGTATTACACAACGAAAATTGGTATGGATGATCATTATGATTACGAAAAAATGAAATACCATGCTGAACAGAGTTTAAGCGGCCATTTAATGGAAGTAAGAGCAAAGGCCAAGGAGATAGAAGCTAGAGTCAAACAACAAACAGCTTGG